AAAAACCTCGTTAGACATTTCTATTTAATATCAATGCATTTATGCACGATATACTGGCAAGGACTTGTTTAAAATCAGAAGTTTATTTTTTTTACAACCATTGTATCTTCTGTTGTCCTGACATTGCCGGATGCCGCGGCGCTGGTACTACTACCCCCGGCGACACGATAAAGCGCTCGACCGTTTCGGTGGTCACAAACGTCGCGCTGCAGTTGATGTTTGTGCACTGGTGATAACGCTCTTTGGTCGTGTCAGTAAAATAACGACTTGTGCGGGCGTGCGCGGCGAAATGGCATTTTGGACAGTGAAACATGTCGGGCACCTCATTTAATTTTTGATGCGTTAATTTTACTCAATTTATCATTATATAACAAATATTTAAATATAAATCATTGCGTTACCTCTTCGCTTTCGTACTCCACATCCAAAACCTTCACCTCAAGCTCTAAGCCCGTCGTGTAGCCGCTCCCGTTGAGATAATGCACCACCCGGCTGATTATCCACGCCTGCTCGTCTATGACGCGCTTAAACCCTTTCACCGCGACTGGCGTTTCAGGAAATAAATCGGCGCGGCCAATCGCCAGCGAGATTGAAAACTCAGCGACACCGCGCTGTAGCTTGTCCCACTTCGCCTGAGCGGCGCGCATGGCCTGCGCCTTTGTCGCGTAGATGGTCGTAAGCTCCAGCACGTTGTCAGCCTCACCGGCCGTATACTCACCCTCACGCGCTTCCTGCTCTTTTTTGGCTTTGGCCTTTGCCGGGGCTTTGGTCGCTTTCGGGTGCTGCAGCGCGCGGAGGTGTTTCTCTTTGGGCTTTCTCTTGAGCTTCACCTTTTGCTTTTGCGGCTTCGGGTCTTTGGTGTGCAGCCACTTTGCCGTAACGCCGGTATAGGCTTCCCGGTCAGCAATGGCAAACTGATGACGATCGCCGTCGCCGCGCTCAAGCGTCATCTGCGGAATGGGCTTTCCGCTGGCCGTCTTACCGCTCCCCGCTTTCAGGAATAACAGTTTCCCCGCTTTTACCGAAACCGCCGCACCGTTCCGGTCAGCCAGGCGGGAAAGAAACACCGCGTCCGATTCCTGCGACTGATCAATGTGAGGCACTGAGACGGCTTTCAGCGTGTCGGCCACGCTTGCCGTCAGCTTATTGCGTGCCGCAATCGTCTCAACAATTTGTCCGAGCGTGGTGTCATGCCATGACTGTTCCCGGCGCGAGTTCAGCGTCCCGCGAAAATCGGCGCTGCGCCCCCGTATGGTCAGCGTATCTGGCGCGCCCCTGTGCTCGATTTCGTCGACCGTGAACGTCCCTTTTTTTATCAGCGCGGAATCCTGCCAGCCTAACCACAGGGTCAACGTTGCTCCGCGCGGTGGCATTGCTATCTGGCCGTCAGTGTCATCGAGCTCGATATCGAGCTGGTCGGCCTCGAATCCGCGATTGTCGGTCATGGTCAGGCTGATAAGGCGGTCGCTAAAATCCTGCGTGATATCCTCGTTATCCAGCTTGAGCATAAACGCCGGGGCTATCTTCGCCCCGGCCTGAATATCCATTCCCGTAATCATCCCGCCAGCCCTCCCAGCCAGTCACCGGCAGACGTGACCAGATTGTCGGCCTGCGTTTTCAGGTCGCCATACATGGCCGCCAGCGATTTATCGACCCGTTTAAGGGAAAGGCTAAACTCGATTTTTCTCGCCGCTCCGTCGCTGAATAGCTCGGTGTGCGTGTGCGTCACTTTGTCGATGACATACATGCCGTGGATCATGCCCGCTCCGTCAATCAGCGGCCACGCGCGCCCCTCGTCCGCCATCAGCTCGATGGCGGTCAGTGACAGACGTCCGCCGGTAATTTCTGGATAGAGCACGCCCGACAGCGTGCGCGTGGTTTCCCCTTCCCCGAGATACTGGTAAGCCGGTGGCTTGCCGATACGGTCGTTTGACGCCCAGCGATAATCCTTCGAATACTGCATGGACTGATAGGGCAGCGTGCGGCGCTCAAACACAAACAAACCTAAAACCATTAACATGCTTTATCCCCCTCAGTCATGACGCATACTTGAGCGCTGACGCGCACGGTTTTCACGGTCGAGTTTATCGACAGCCTCACGCAGTTGACGGTCGAGGTCGCTGCCCGGCGCGATACCACCATTCAGGTTGATGTTATATTCTGGCTTGCTCTGGTCGACGTAAGTCTTACCAGTCGGCGCCGTTACCGGCTGATATGCCTGATAACCGCCATATGTTGAGGTTGTCGGAATATAAGATTCATTTTGCGAGCCGGTGGCGGCATTGGCTTTTGCGGCCTTCTGGTCAAGGTCGGTCGATTCTTTATTGATAACCCCGAGCTTTTCCAGCAGCCAGTTAACGCCGGTACGCAATGTATTAAAGCTTTTGAGCGGTAACATCAGCGCGTCGGCCAGCATCTTACCGAACATCACACCCGCATTTTTGCAGCTGTCGAGCGTCTCCTGCGTCGATTTAACCGGTGCGATCAGGTCTTTAAACCACTGCCACGCCGCTTTAAGATTGTCACCCAGCCAGTCAAAAACCGGCTTTAACGGTTCGAATAATTCCACTACCGGGGCAAAAGCCTGCTTTAACCCTTCCATTACGCCTGAGAAAAACGCGCTTATTGGCTCCCAGTATTTGCGGATAAGCAGCGCACCGGCGACGATGGCAACGCCAATAGCCACAATCGGCCAGGTAAGCGCCCCGAGCACGGCCATAATGGCACCACCCACCACCGAGAAAATCGTTCCTAGCAGCGATGCACCGGCTATTAACATATTAACGCCGGTAATAACCGGCCAGGCGACCAGACCTATTGCCCCGACGATGCCAATTATTGCCATTGCACCGCCCGCGATGATGCCGATGGTTTGCGCCAGCCCCTGATTTTTCTGGATCCAGCCGTCGAGCTTTAACACATATTTCGTGGCGGTCTGGGTGAGCTTACGCAGTGAGCCCTCCTGCTGGTCAAACAGGTCAGTACCAACGGCCTCATACGCTGACTGGAATTCTTTGAAGTCGCCGCCGAGGTTGTCCTGCATGATTTTAACGAGCTCAGCGGTTTTGCCGTCCGAGGCTTTAAACGCCGCCGTGAGCTGGTCGAGTTTGCCGCTTGAGGCCGCGGTCATCAGTACCGCCGCCGAGCTGGCCTCCTCACCGAAAATGGTTTTCATGTACTCGCCGCGCTGGCTTGTTCCGAGATTGTTTTTCTCAAAACTGCGCTGCATTTCTTTCAGAATGGCAAATATCGGGCGCGTGTTGCCCTTGCTGTCAGACGTTTTAACGCCGAGCTCTTTTATGGCCTCGTATGCCTTACCGGTCGGAGCCTGCAGTCGACTCAGGACGGCACGGCTGCCGGTTCCGGCCATCGAGCCGGTGATTTTGGCGTCATGGAGTGCGCCGACCATTGCGGCGGTCTGCTCAATACTGACACCGGCATTTTTTGCCACCGGCGCAGCATACGTCAGGGCGTCGCTCAGTCCGTCAAAGTCAGCGGCCGTTTTGTTCATGGTCATCGACAGTACGTCGCCGATGTGCGCGATCTGGTCGTTAGACATCTGAAACGCGGATTTCATACCCGTCAGCAGCGCGGCGTTTTCTTCCATCGAGCGACGGTTAGACAGCGCCATATTCAGCGTGACCGGCGTCGCCGCCTGAATCGCTGCGGCATCCCCGCCGCTTTTCGCAATGATAATCTGCGCGCTCGCCGCATCATCTGCAGACGCAGCGGTATTGTCCCCAAGCTGGCGCGCCTGTTTGCGCAGTGCCTCCATTTCGGGCGACTGTTTTTCGACCCCGAGCACGGCCTGCAGCTCAGAGTTTTTCTGTGCAAAGTCATAACCGGGTGTGAGTAATTTCACTCCGGCTATCGTTCCCGCCGTGGCGATACCGACGCCCGCCGCGCCTGCCGCTGCAGCGCCTCCGGCAAGGGATTTACCGGCCTGATAACGCTCTTTAACGCGACTCAGCCGCGCCTGCTGTTGACTGACCCGCGCCAGCGCCTCGCGCTGCCGGTTTAGCTGCGCAGTCGTCTCACTGATGCTGGTTTTAAGACGTCGCTCATCCGCCGACAGGGTGCGGGTATTAATCCCGGCCTGCGCGAGCTCGGTGCGCTGGCGCTGTACTGACTGCCTGAGGCTGTTGTATTTGAGCTGCAGGTCAGCGGCGGATTTTCTGGCCGCCTCCATCGCGCGCGCCTGCGCGGTTGTAGGGTTCTGCGTGTTTTTAAACTGGACGGCCAGCGCGGCGGCTTCCTGTTTCGCCTTGTTAAGCGACTGGCCTGTCACGGCAAGCTGTGCGCTCGCTTTCCTGAATCCGTCAATTCGGGACGCCTGCGCATTCAGATCGCGCAGGCTGTTTTGAGAAGTGCGGATATCGCCAGCAAGGGTCTTGCTGGCAGTCTGGATAGCTTTGAGCGGTCGGCTTGCCCGGTCTACTGCGTTCAGCAGTACCTCAATCCTGACGTTATTGCTCATGGTGGTGTCCGCTTCGCTGCAGCGCCTTTTCGCGCCATGTGATGAGCTCGGCCACGCTCAGGGAATTTAGCTCTGATGGCGGCCAGTGAAATATCACTGCGATATCCGCCATCAGGTCATCGACCGAAAGGTTATCCGGGAAGGTCAGCGAGCCGAAGATGGCGACAAAAAACCGACCACCTTACCGGCAAATAAAATCAGGTCTGACGCTTCCAGACGCATGACCTCATGCTCGGTAAGCGCCGGGTACGTCATACGCGGCAGCACCTTAATCAGCGCGTCGACGTCAGAGTTTGCCAGCGACGCCAGACTCACGCCGCGCAGGGTTCCCGCGTTGGGTTTAGTGACGGTCACCTGTTCGATTTTCTGCTCACCGCGCAGGACGGGGTTATCGAGGATCACAATGTTTGAGTTTTCGGTTTCGGTGGTGGCAGTTTCGTTAATGTTTTCCATGATGTTGCTCTCTTTGAACGTGAGTAAGTGACCGGCCAGCCTGGCTGACCGGTTAAGGGGTTACAGGCCAATCGCCCGGCGGTGCTCAGCGAGACGGTCGACGCCGTCGACTTTCATCACCATGTTGACGACGTCAATCTCAATGACCTCTTTGCCGTCAATCGTGAGCTGGTAGTACGAGCACTCGGTCGCGATTTTGGTCGTGCCGCTTTCGCCCTGTTTGTTTTCGCCGCCGTCGTACTCCTTATGACGGCCACGCATGACCACCTCAACGGCAGAAATAGCGCCGGTGTCATCGCGCTGGAATGAGCCGGTGAAGCGCAGCGGCACGTTATCCGCCCCCGGTGACGCGTACTGCGCCCACAGCTCAACGTCAGGCAGGCCGCCCAGCGTCCACTCAAGTGACAGCGCGTCATCGTCGAGGCCGAGGTCAATCGACACCGAGCCCGGCATCCCGCCGCCGCGATATTTCTCAAGCTTTCGGGTCAGCTTTGGCAGGGTCACGGATTCAACGACGCCCATGTAGCTGAGACCGTCGTTAAACATGTTCAGGTATTTCAGTTTGCGTGGTAACGCCATGCTCTGAGCTCCTTAGCTGTTGACCGAGTCTGACAGGTCTGCCAGATAGGTATCGGTGATGCGCTGGCGCAGGGTCAGGTTTTCCAGCGGCGGGACGGGGGTGTAGTCGTAATCGATATACAGCTTCCCGGCTTTCAGGGTTTCCACGGTGTTTGACTCCGGGTCATACCAGCAGGAGCCGTCAACGATATAGCCGTTATTTTTCAGCTCGCGGAATTTGGCATTGATACCGGCGACGATGTCGCGGATGAGCGTTGCGGAAACGGGCTTATCCATCGCCCACGCGTGCGCCTCCGCCATCGTGTCGGCAAGTACCTGCGCCGTGCGGGTGTAGTTTTCAAACACGAATAACGGATCGTCGGAGCAGGTGCGGTTGCCCCAGAATTTAAAGCCGTCGTTACGGATGAGCGTTGTCACCCCAGCCTGATTAAGCAGGTTGGCGTCGGTGGACTGCTCCTGCAAATCCCATGAGACCGAGGCGCTGACGCCGGTGACGCCATTCACGCCGACGTTAGACAGCGTTTTGTGCCAGCCGATTGTCTGGTCGATTTTGGCACGCAGGCCGAGCGCGCGGGCGGTCGCCCATGCGGTCTGGGTTTCGTTCGTCGTGGTGTCCCATGCCAGAAAATCAGGGTGAATGACCATCAGCTCGCGCTGGCTGAAGTTTTCCCGATAGGCGATCGCTTCGGAAATGGTCTTGCAGCCCCACGCGCTCACGTAGCCGAACGCGCGCAGGCTCTGACAGGTCGACGCAAGCGCGGTCGCCACTTCCTGCGTATCCAGTCCCGGCACGCCGAGAATGCGCGGCTTAACGCCGGTGACGGTTTTCGCCGTTAACAGCGCTTTCAGCCCGGTGTATTTGCCGTTTTCATCGGTCGTGCCAATGATGTTGGAAATGGTTTCTTTCTGCGCCGCTTCCGGGTCTTCCGGGTCGTCGATACCTTCGGGAACGCGCACCACCACAATGACCGGCTTGCACTGGTCGGCGATGGCCTGCAGGGATTTTGACAGCGTGCCCTGTTTACCGGCTTTACCGATAGCTGTTTGCACACTGGTAATCAGCACCGGCTCGTTAAGTGGAAACGTCTTTTCGTCAGCATCGCTGGCCGTGCAGACCATGCCGATGATGGCCGTCGAGACGGTGGAAATGGTGCGCGTGCCATCGTTAATCTCGATGACCTCGACGCCGTGATGATAGTCGCCCATCTGTTTAACTCCGTGGTTAAGGGGTGCGACTATTTTCTGTTGTGTGCTGCACGGGTGCGATGCAATGCCGTTGGTGGGGGAATGAAACAACAAACAAAAGCCCTCCGGGTGGAGGGCTCAGGTCAGACTGGTTTTTCAGGCCATTCTATAGATGGCGCCGCGCTGATATCGAGTCGGTTTAACATCACCCGGTAACGCTTCCAGCGGGTGAGCAATTCAGCCTCTTCCCCGGTGTCAATCCCGAGCTCGTAAGCATCCTGCAGCGGCGTGATTCTGGCGTTAGCCTCAGCCATCAGTGCAGTCCGGGTTTCTTCAGCCAGTGCAATGAGCGCATCAGCCGAGGGCTCCGGCGGGTCGACTAAAATGGGGTTTCCGGCCTCGTCAGCGGCAATCACTTTTCCCGTGGATTGCCCCTCACGCAGCGAAAAGTATGATTCTTCACTTATTTCCACGGCATCAGCAGGAGTTGATTTATTCACCTCATCGCAATAAAAACCCAGCGTTGTTTTCGAAAAATAATAATTCATCTTTTATCTTCCTAATAACCAATAGCAAACCAGCATAACTGGCGATCTGTTGCGGCAGTATTTGACAGAGAATATTGTGATGCCGATTTAATAAATCCCGTCATTGAGTTTTCGCCAGCCGTTCGCTCGATGTTGTTTGATACCGTCAGCGATGCGCAACCAGTCGGAAACGAAACAGGGAAACTTAATGTTCGCGTGGTTGCCCCGCTAACGCTCTCAATCCCCCACTGAAAAATCATTCCCGTGTTTGAATCTTTAAACCATCCGCGAGACCCTTTTGATGCGGTATTGACCTTCTGGAAAGTGCTGTTAGCCAGCGACTTGGTATAAAACCGGTTATCGAAATTCTCATAGCTGCCCGGCTTAATCTGGCCTCTCGCCTCCACATGCCCGCCACGGGTATCGACAAAGACCGTGACGCCCTCACTGCCGGTGAGGGTGCAATAGAATCCGATACCGTTCCATGATTTCAGCAGCAGGTTATTACTGGAAAAGCCGACGGCATCCTCACCCTGATAAATCCCCGTTGCGTTCCTGATTTTCACGCCTTCAGAAAAAGCGACCTCTTTCTGGAAAGTGCCACCCTTTGAGGCTGAAACGGCATCGACTTCATCAGCCGTGGGAGGGTTATTTGAATCAAAGAGCTTAATCCATCCCTGCCACTGACCATTGATTTTTGTCCGATGGCGCAGGGGCTCATCCGGGCGACCTGCGCGCCAGCCAATCTGGCGACCAGTATTCTGGTCGTACTGGCAATGAATCAGTTCAGAGGCCTGACTCGTGACCGGACCATGAACACCTTCGGCGCTCATCCTGAAAAAACCATTAAAATTGATATTATTAGCATCAGCCACGCCGACACCTGCCACCGCACCCACACCAAAATCACCTGCCTGCAATACTCGCCCCGCAGTAGTATCTGTGCTTGAGCTGGTCACATCTTTTGTGGCCGCCGTGCCCGCATCATCCAGATTCGACGTTTTCAGGGTGATATCGGATGTACCATCAAAAGCCACTCCGGCAATTTTTCGCGCGGTGGCGAGTTTCTTTGCGGCTTCCGCTGTGCCTTTGACCGGTAACGCGCCGACATCATCGGCGGTGGGTTTATACCCTTCATGGTAGATAGCCTTATCGTCATACTTCAGCTCGCCCGTATGCTTCAGTTGCAGAAACTTATTCGACGCACCGTTAGCGATATACACATCAGAGTTACCCACCCCAAACGACACGCTGCCAGTAGAGGTTTTAATTCCAAACCCGCCTGTCAGCCAGCCGCCAGCAAGCGGTAAACGGCCATTTGCATTATCGTTTGCCACTTTTACGGCTTTTGGCGTCGCTGCGACGCTCTCAGACGCGCTGTCTACCGCGCTACTGAGCTGGACGATACCCTTTTGCGCCGTGGTGGCGTCCTGAGCCGTATATTTCCCTTTCGCAAGGTCATACGCCGCCTTTACCGCTTTCGGCGTTGCTGCGACGCTCTCAGACGTGCTGTCGGTCGCACTGCTTAACTGCGTGAAACCTTTTGCTGTGAGCGTGGCGTCAGGATGACGGCGGGACTGCTCATGCTCCGCGAGCTTGTCGTCAACGTAGTCCTGCGTTGCCATCACCATTGAGGTGTCAATCGTGAGCTCGACCGACTCGATGTCGCTTACCATGATGACCATACGCACGGTCTGCGCACGACCTGACCCCTCTGCCAGCGCTGGCTTGTAACTTTCGGCCATGTTACCGACCGCAATCAGCGTGCCGGTATCATCATAAAGCCCCATTTCACGCATCCAGAAACCGCCGGTCTCCGGCGGGATAAGCAGCTCCGCCACGACATAATTTTTGTTTTTATTGTCCTGGCTGATTTTGTTCAGCGTATGGCGCCAGACTTCATTGACGAGCTTTGTCTGGCTGGCATCAGGCACCGGCAATGTGCCGCCACCGTCACCGATGGCCATCGCCGTAAAATTCACTTTTTTCCCGTTCGGGACGGTCGCTGCAGCAAGATTAATCGCACCGGCTTTGGTGATGACCGTTTTATATTTTACTGTCATTTTTTTCTCACTTATCCGGGTAAACCGTGATGATGTCGCCGTCATACGTCAGCGCGCCGGTGTAGAGATAGCCCGGCACATCCTGAATAATGTTGAGGCCGATAAGATGGCGGCTGGCTGGCTTTGCATCCGCAATTAGCCGCTCCATCTCGTAATACATTTCCTCGGTGATGCCGGTCTCTAACACACCGATATCGAGGCGAAACGTGCCGGGCGGGTCGTTCGTTTCCCACCACTCGGACACGTTAATCAGGTAGCCGAGCGGCTCCACCACGCGACGCACCGCCCCAATCGTTCCTTTGTGCGCATGGATAAACCACGCCGCGCGGATCACATCCCGCTTTGTGGCCTCCGGCCAGTTCTCATCCCAGCGGTCAACGGAAAACGCCCACGCCAGCCACGGCAGCAGATTTGCCGGGCAGTCGTCAGGACTCCAGAGGCGACGCAGCGGAACGGGGGTATTTTCAATCTCAGCGCAGGCGCGCGCCGCCGCCACCTCAAGCGGTGACGAGCCCACCGGCAGCAGGCGGGTATTACTCATCGTTACCCCCTATGGTGACGCTGTAGTCGCTGCACCATGACGCCTGCGTGTCATCGAGCACGATGTCGACCACCGGTTCGGCCAGCTCGACGCGCTGCACACCCTCGACGTGGAGCGCGGCATAAATGGCCGATTTGCGGATGTCGCGCCCGAGGCGGTGCTGCGCGGTGATGTACGCCTGCAGCTTTGTTTTCGCCGCACTGAGCACCGGCTCGCTTTCGGGACCAGGGTAAAGGTAAAGCGATGCGGTGATTTTATAGTCGACAATGTTCGCCGACTGCACGGTCACGCGGTCAGCGACCGGCCTGACGTCCTCATCGTTCAGCGCGGTGCGCACGATGGTGAGCAGCTCGTCAGAAGCTATCCCGTTATTTTCGCGTGACAGCACCGTGACCGTGACACACGCAGGCTCGGGACTGATGACCGAAATATCGGCGACCCGCCCGTCAGCGCTGCGACCGTGAAACTGATAGGAGCCGGTGGAGCCTGCGGTACTCAACCCCTCGAATGCCTGCTGAATGCGCAGACGGTAGTCGGTGTCCGACTCCATCACGGCAGGCGTCGGCGGTAACGTCGTGTCGTCTGCAGGGGTGATGACAAGGCGCTCGACGTTGTAATTTCCGCCTATCTGGTCGAGGTCTGCGCCGGTGGCGTAGGCCAGCATGACCGCACGCGCGGCCTCGTTGACGCGCTGTCGCCAGATGACTTCCCGGTAGGCGTTTTCCTGCAGCAGCTTCACCAGCGGCTCGGACTCAAGCGAGAGCGTGCGCGCGATGGCGTCCTGCTGGTCTTCCGGGTACAGCGAGACGAGCGTCGCCTTTCGTTCGCTGAGGATGGTTTCATAGTCCAGTTCTTCCACGACGTCAGGCGCGGCGAGCTGGTTAAGGTCAACAATTGCCATAGCGTTTAACTCAGTTGAATGGTGAGTGAAAAAGGCTGGCCGCCGGTGGAGCGGGTGCCGGTGATGTCGACATACAGCCCGCCGTCGGTTTCCGACCGTTCAAAGGTGATAGTCGTGAGATTTACGCGGGGCTCCCACTTCTGGATCGCGGAGTAGCACACGGCCATAATCTGCAGGCGCAGCGCCGGGGTCTGCGGCTGGTCAATCATCTGCGACAGGAGCGACCCGTAGTCACGGCGCATGACGCGCGAGCCAACCGGCGTGACCAGAATGTCGCGCACGCTTTGGCGAATATGCTCAACCTCAGAGATACTGAGGCCGGTCTGGCTGTTCATTCCCAGATAACGCACCGTCATTTTGTGCCCACCGTTCTATCATCGCCGCGCTTCACGCCGCCGTGGTCGTGGTCATCCACCTGCACGCCGTTTGAGGTCAGTGTCCCGCCGGTGTGAGTTATGTCCCCTTTCATCGTCCCGCCTTTCTGGACTTCGAGCGTGCCGGTCGTCAGCTTGTTGGTGCATACCACCTCGGGTGTGTCGAGCGTGATACGGGTTTCCGCTTTCACCAGTACCAGCGGCACGGTGGCCGAAATGGAATCCGACGCGGTGACGTCGGCGGTTTTGATACCTGACACGGTGAGCGCGCCGCTTTCGGGTTCGTACTCGATAACCGCCCCGTCAGGAAAGGACACGTGAAGCGCATCAGGGGAGGCCGACGGTGCGGGATGGTCGTCAGAGAAGATGCCGGGCAGCACAAAAGCCGTGTCGAGCTCGCCGCCGACAGCCAGCAAAAGCACCTGCTCGCCAACGGACGGAGCCCACCATACGCGCGAGCGACCGGCGCGACAGGTTAGCCAGTTCAGCCAGGTGGTTTCCATGCCGCCGGTCTGGACACGACAGAGCCCCTCGTCGGGGTCGACGACGGTCACAATGCCGGTACGGATAAGGTTGCGGATCGCGCGTGCGATTTCCTGCAGAGAATTTAGATTATTCATGGGGAAATTTTGCCGCCGGGCAAGAGGTTAGGCTACTCAAGCAGGTTTGATGAGAGATGTAACAACAAACTATGTTGCGTATATGTCACACTTAATTAAAGTAGATTATTGGCAGACCAACACAAATGTTAGAAAGAGTATCGACCCACCTTCACGATTTCGCTATCATATATATGACTTAACAATTAACCTCAATGGAATAAATAAATGACACCAAAAGAAAGCTGTGAGATAGAAATATCAAGATTTTATAAAAAATATTACACATTCACATCCTCAAGTGACACTGATGATCTAAATAATTTACTCAACTCTCTTTGTAGCTCTATAGAAAAGTATGAAATTGCGACCCAAAAAAACGTAAGCAAAGATAATAAGCGATATCTTTCTTTAAAAACTCTACGCAATTTCTCCCTCCATCACTCTGAACTTTTAAACTCGTCAAAAGGAATAAAATCTTCAGACATTGCAAACATTCGCACTGAAGTGGGGATTTTGTGTCTATTACCTTTAATGGTCATTGACCGCATAATTGAAAATACAAAGCAAGAACAAACAAAACGATACATCCGCGAAACTTTCATTTTTTACGAAAAATATGTCGACATCTATCCCGCGATTTTTAATTTCGCCGTTGACCTTTATTTTTTAGTGCAAGACGCTTCGTTGACAATTACTGGTGAGCACTTCCAAGAAATGGCCAAATCAATTAATTATGAGAAAGCCAACCATTATTCACACTATATATCTGGTAAAATCACAACCCTAACTGGAGTTCCTGTAAACGACTATATTAATGAGCATGTCATTAGTATGGAGCAGAGAATTGAAGAAGAAAAAAAACACACCCCGGGTTCACTCAGAATCGCAAAATCAAGCTCAAGTCCATTCGAACAATTCAAGACACTAAGTGACGAAGATAAAAATTTTATATACAAAGACCTTATTGCAACTAAAGCTATTGAACTAAGCAACAACAGTTCTAGCAACCACTTTAAATCAAATAGACCACTCACACCTATCGAGCGACTTGTAGTTCATTTTTTCCTTAGAAACAAATAACATATCTTAATAGCATTACGATTAAAAATAGCAATGGATATTTCCAATCATTTTGTGAAATATCCATTACATCACACATAACAAACACCGCATCATAATTTCACTACACGGCGTGGTAGCAAACTACCCTGCATCTTTTGTATTCCTCTCCCTCAATATATGATGCAAAACAATTTTCTCTATAGCATTACTTTCAGTTTTGCTGAATCCAAGTAACTGGCGCTCTGCATACTGCACGTCACGGCTGTGCGGGTTTGGCCTATCTTTTAGTCCGTACTGATGGACTTGCGCGATACGCTGCACTTTGCCGGTAAATTCCACCACCGCGCTGTTTTCACGGCCAGTGGCTTTCATATACCAACTCGTGCGGAGTTTCTGGAACATCGCCCGTTTAATCCACCCGGTCTTAGCCCTGAGCGGCTGACGCTTTCGCGCCTGATACGGTGAGCCGTCCGGTGCTTTCTGCAGCTTGATACGTTGCTGTTGCGACTTGCGCAGCTCCTTTGCTATCTCTCCGGCCAGCTTACGGCGTGCAGCCGGTGACAGGGCTGCTATCAGACCATTGAGCCGGTCATCAAAGGGCTTAAATTCACTCATCCCATTTGCTCACCAGTTCGCCGTTGATATAGAGCTCTTTAGGCCGGGTGACGGGCTCCGGCAGCGGCGGCTCAGGGGCATAGCTTACGTGCAGCGCGCCGTTTTCCTCTTTGATGAGGGTGCGCTCGGTGAGCTGCAGGCTGATGCTGATATCGACGCTGTCCCCGTCGTTCAAATCCATCTGGAAACGGTAGCCCTTTTTGCGGCCGTCATCGAGCGTGCAGATATCCGGCTGGTTTTCCCTGAGCCATGCGGCCACCGGTACGAAAATCAGGTCAGGGTCGCCGACAAAGTCACACACGATCACATTCAGGGTATAAATTTTCTCATGCGACAGCGAGGCCGCGAGCCGCGCGTCGATATTCCCCTCATCGGCAAAGACGCGCATCATTTCGGGGTTTGTTTCAAGCTGCGGAACGGCTTTAATCAGCGCTTCGCGCAGGCTGCGTGCTTTCTTCATCGAGTTTATCCTGACAGTCTTTGACGGTTTCAACCTGCAGCGCGCAGGCGGCGCGGGTGTGCAGCCTGCGCACAACATCAGGCAGCTCAGCGCTATACCAGCGGCGTAAGGTTTCATTCTCATTTATCAGCCTCGTAATGGTTTCTTCACGCCGCACGGCCATCGCACCGGCGGCCAGCAGTTCGCCGCGTAAACTGACCTGCGCGGTTTCATTTCGCCTGGCAATTCCCTGCGAAACGGAAAGCTGTTTTTTCAGCATTCCGATCGCGGTTTTTTGTTCGGTGGCGACCCTGTTTGCCCGTTCAAACGAGCGCGTCAGGTTGCCGTTTTCATGACGCTGCCAGAGCACAACCGCCATCAGCGCGGCCAGTAAAAACAACATCACTTTCATTGAATCCCCCTGAGGCAGTAGGCACGCTCGCGCGCGCGGCGATTTTCCAGCCCTTTGTTAACTTCGCCATTCACGTAAACCCAGCGGGTGAGCTGGTCGCACGCCTGCGGCCATTGCTGGCGCTTAATAAACGAGACCAGCGTCGACCGGCAGGCCGCGCCTGTTCCCACGTTGAATGAGAAGCTGACCAGCGCGTCGTAAACGTGCGGCGGCATTTTCACCGGCGCGCATACGGCCAGACGTTTCTCGACATTCAGCACATCCGCGACGAGATTCGCCGCCGCCTGCCGTTCGGTAATTCCCCCCTTTGGCACGACGCCTGCAGTGTGGCCGATGCCTGACGTCCACACTCCCGCGCTGCACTGGTAAGGCGTCAGGCGACAACCTTCAAGGTCGGCAATCAGAGCCAGCCCCTCGGGCGAGGTGTTAAGCAGACGAAAGTCAGGCATCAGCGCTGCCAGCGCCAGCACGGCGGCCACACTGCATTTTTTAACGATTGATTTCACGAATAGCCCCCTTATCGAGTCCGAGAGACGTCAGATAGAGATAGGTTTTGCGCTTAAACCAGTAATTCGTCAGCGCGGTAAAAATGGCGCATCCTCCGCCCACGTAAAGCGCCATCTTCTCGGGCGACATTGCCCCGACATACGCCAGCCCCACGGCCAGCCAGTAGGCGATAAACGTGGTGATTTTTTCCATACTCAGTCCCATAGATTCACCGTTTCGGTTCTGGCCGCGCTCTCAGTCTCGGGCAGCTCTATTGCCGTGCCGTGCGGCAGAATGACGCCGAGCTCAGACAGGCCGGGATTAGCCTCCAGAACGGTTTCGACCACGCCCTCGGTGCGCCCGTAGTAACGGGCACAAATCGCGTCGAGGGTGTCGCCCTGCAGCGCATACGCTTTCATCAGATTTGCCCCACGATGCAGCGCGCTTTGTCCTGGATGCGCGCGACAGACCAGCGCATGTCCCGCCACATTTCATCGATGGTGCTGTCGATGCTGTCGGCTTTTTTGTCGCCTTTGGCGGTCGCATCCACGCCGCGAAAACGCTCATAAAGCGTGGCCGTCGTCATCGAACACACGGCGTTGAAATAGTGGAAAACGCGCACGCTCTCGCCGTCGATTTTGTCCGTCGGGACGTCCGCCAGCGTGGCGTAACCGGCATCGAGCTGACTTTCGCGCCAGTCGCTCAGCTCCGCGTTTGTCTCCGCGATGGCGGTCTTAATTGCCCGGCGCAGGCGCACGGGGGAAACGGTCTGCTCGAGTCGCATTTCTTCCCGCACGCGCTTCGGATCAACGTCAGGAAAAAACGGGGTGTTTTTGATTACCGGCTCGCTCACGCCCGGTGGCGGTATCACCACGCCCGGCACATCCTGCGGCTCTTTTTTTGGCTCAATAATCAGCGTCGTCATGACAACCTCGGGTAATGGGTGGGCGGTGGACGCCAGTCGCAGTCAGGGCAATAAATACCCGCATTGACCGGCGTGCCGCCCGGCTCGGGGAGCGCTCGGTTAACCTGCGGCTTTTGCCGCCTTTGGTGGACGCCCGCGCCGTGCCGCCGTTTTTGCGGCAGGTTTGCGCGTGCGCGGTTTAGTCGTTTTCGGTGCCGGTTCGGGTTTTGGCCTGAGCTGGCGCGCTAACTGCTCGATATCCTTTTTCACCCCGATAGTGCTTTCTAACTGGATCGCACGCTGCAGGTGCGCCAGCGCCTCCGGCAGTTGCTTTGCATCACGCAGCACGTAGCCGGTGATTTTGTGCAGCTTTGCACGCACGATATCGGGCATATCCGCGCGCTCGGTCAGCGCGATAGTGTCGAGCAGGTTCGCCAGATTGACCGGCTGTTTTGCCGTGAGCAGGCGCTGCGCGGCCAGCGCCACTTCTTCGGCCAGCAGGCACGGCGTCGGACGCCGACCGACCGGCATGGTGAGGCCGTAGGTCATCGCATAACGGGCTATTTCAAGCGCCCCGGCGATATCATCAGCATCGAGACGCCAGAGCATCACCGTCATGACGATGTCATCCTGTGCGCCTTTGCCGTTTTCGAGGACGCCAGCGACCCACGGCAGGTAGAACGGCAGCAGCTCGCGCTTTTTAGCGGCTTTACGCTCTTTGGAGCTGATTTGTTTTAGCGTGCGGTTGTCTGCGGCCAGCTTAACGAGCATCTGCTCATAGGCAGTTGCATTGCGCAGCGGGACGGCAGCCCGCTGCGCTGTTTCAGAGGCCGAGACCCGCATCATGTGACGCGCTGCGGGACTCGTCATGGCTTACTCTCCGCTTTCCGGTGCTGCAGGTGCGGTGAAGTCACCGAGCTTGATGTTTTCAATCAGGCAACCGGCGGCGTAAGCCTCGACCACATAGTCAACATTCATTGACTCGTAGTTTTCGATGCGGTCTTTCTTCGGGTTTTCGATGATGCTGCGGCGGTGCGCGTCATCCATAAAGTAGATAGACAGGTTGTCGAGACGCGTCACCATCAGCCCATCTGCCGGGAAGTAAGGCACGCGCACGGCTGGCAGGTTGCCGATTCGCTTCTGGCTGATGATGATGTCAGCGGCCAGCGACTCGGTGTTTGCCTGCTCTTTGTTGACGATCGGGAAATATTTATCCGCCATCAGCTTACGGCCAGTGATGACAACCAGCTCCGGGTCATCCTGATAAATCTCGTCAATCAGGTTGCCGGTGGCATCCATGACCAGCGCGTCGAGGTTCGCATAGTCGCCGTTTTTACCCACGCGGATCACGTCGGTAATTACCGCTCCGTCCTCGTCTGTGATTTTGGACATCACGCGCGCTGGCGCTTCATTGTGGTACTTCTGCAGCCAGCCGGTCGCCACATCCTGCAGCATCGGATTCTTTTTGCGGTCGGACGTCGCCGCACGCTCGATGCCGTTGAATCCGGCCATGATGAAATCGAGCGACTGGCGCTTGATAATCGCGTCACGAATACGGGTCTGGAAGTCCTGGAATCGCGCCCACAGGTCGAGCTGTTTGTAGCGGATATGGAAGTCAAAGTTAATCTGCGCGCACTCGTATTTATTGGACTCCAGCGCGGTGAAATCAGCGGTTTTACGCTCATCGTCACCAGCGGTGTCGGCAGTGCTGGCAATCGTACCGTTAACGCCGACCCCGACTTTTTCGCCTTTCAGCTCGTCGACCGGCACGATGTTGATTTTGGTCAGAAACGCGGATGACATCTGCAGGGTGGTCATCAGGGTTTGCGTGACCGACGGCTCGACGGTGAATTTCTTCGCCACGTCATCGGTGGAAACGCCGTTCAGTTCCGCGACGCGGGACAGGTAGGCATTGAATTTGAAGCGGGTATCTTTACGCATGGTTTTTCCTGTTCGGGTAAAAGGGTGAGACCGGGCAACGCGCCCGGCGTGCTATCAGCAGTTGGTCAGCAGCTCGTCGCCCGTGCCGCCTTTTGAAAGCTCGCGGCGCGGCTGGCGCTGGCTTTCGGTGTTATCGAGGGAGCTTTTCAGTGAGGTAAACGCCTGCGCGCTTTCATCGACTTTGCTGGTCACGTCCTGCTTAAGCTGCGCAAAAGCGGTCTCCAGCTCGGTGACGCGCTGGTCTGTGGCGTTGAGATTGATTTGCACCTGCTCGGTGACGGTGGTCACCGCCTCATGTACATCGGCGAAACGGGCGTCATCGCTGGCCTGCTTACGGCCAAAAATGGCTTTAACCATATCGGTCAGGCTGTTGAGCATGGTGTCGGGAACGTCCTCAAACTCCAGTTCAGCCAGTGAGGCCACAGAAAAAACGTCGTCCGGCTGGTCTTTTTTACCGGCGAGCGGGTTCTGCGCGGCGCGGCTGCAGAATTCGAGGTATTCCGTGCCGAGGCTTGCCGGGTCATCGGTGACGGCCAGGCCAACGAGGTAACATTTGCCGCTGTTGGCAAAGTTCGGGCGGATCTCCATGGAGGTGTAAACCTTCTGACCGGCCTTAACCATGCTGACCAGTTCGTCGAGCGGGGCGATTTTGCCAAACAGCGCTTTTTTGCCATCGAGCACAGAGCCATCGCTGATAATCTCCGCCTTAAGCTCGGTCACATCGCCATAACGTTTAAACGGACTGTCAGGCATCAGCCCCCGGATATGTTCGAGGTTAATGCGGCAGCCGTAGACGCGCGGGTCGAACGTGTCGGCCATATCCTGAATATCATCGCCGCTGATGACGCGGCCATCGCAGGTGTCACCCTCGACGCCGATGCGAAACCATTTAGAAACTTTCTTTGCCATTGTTCAGGTGTCCTGATGTTGGGTTTTCGGGTCGGGGTTAGTTTCCCGACTCTGACCCGTATCAGCCACCGCTTACGATCTTATTAGATCTGACACAACAGTCACTTAGCGCGAACACCCCCCTATTTCCTTAGCCTTGCCACGTCACACCAAAAACGAGGCAAGCATGACCATTTCAACTGACCTTTCTTTGTTAAATGACCCGCGACGAAAGGCGCGGCTGCTGTACTGGCAGGGGTTCGCCGTGCCGCAAATCAGCGACATGCTGCAGCTCAAGCGCCCGACCGTGCAAAGCTGGAAACAGCGTGATGGATGGGAGGAAACCGCGCCGATTAACCGCGTTGAATCAACGTTAGAGGCGCGACTCATCCAGCTTTACGCCAAGCCCGACCTGACGGCGCATGACTTTAAAGTCGCTGATTTTCTGTCGCGCCAGATGGAGCGCCTTGCGCGCGTGAACCGCTACGGCCAGACCGGAAACGAGGTGGATTTAAATCCCAATATCGCCAGTCGCAACAAAGGGGATCGCAAAAAGCCGAAACGAAACTATTTCAGCGAGGAGGCAATTGAGAAGCTGGAAGAGATTTTCTTCGACCAGTCGTTTGACTATCAGCTCAGGTGGCATAAAGCCGGGTTAGAGCATCGCATACGTCATATCCTGAAATCCCGCCAGATTGGCGCGACGTTCTACTTTGCACGCGAGTCGCTCCTGCGCGCCCTTAAAACCGGGCAAAACCAGATATTTTTATCAGCCAGTAAAACGCAGGCTTACGTGTTCCGTAAGTACATTATCGCCTTTGCGCGTCTGGTCGACGTCGACCTGTCAGGCGACCCGATTGTCATCGGCAACAACGGCGCAGAGCTGATTTTCCTCGGGACCAATTCCAACACTGCGCAGAGCCACAATGGCGACCTGTATGTCGACGAAATTTTCTGGATCCCCAATTTCCAGAAGCTGCGCAAAGTCGCCTCGGGCATGGCCTCGCAGTCGCACCTGCGCACAACCTATTTTTCGACCCCATCGACGCTGGCGCACGGCGCTTACCCGTTCTGGTCAGGCGAGCTGTTTAACCGTGGCCGCAGCAACCGCGACGAACGTGTCGACATCGATATCAGTCATCAGGCGCTTGCCGGGGGCATGTTATGCGGGGACGGACAGTGGCGACAGATTGTCACCATTGAGGACGCGCTCGCCGGTGGCTGTACCCTGTTTAACCTCGACCAGCTTAAGCAGGAAAACAGCGCGGATGACTTCCGTAACCTGTTTATGTGCGAGTTCGTCGACGATAAGGCGTCGGTATTCCCGTTCGAGGAGCTGCAGCGCTGCATGGTCGATGCGATGGAAGAATGGCAGGACTTCGAGCCGTTCGCCGACCGTCCGTTTAACTGGCGTCCTGTCTGGATTGGCTATGACCCGTCACACACCGGGGACAGCGCCGGGTGCGCGGTACTGGCTCCGCCGCTGGTTGCCGGTGGCAAGTTCCGCATCCTTGAGCGTCATCAGTGGAAAGGCATGGACTTTGCCGCACAGGCCGAGGCCATCCGGGCGCTGACCGAGAAATACACCGTTGACTATATCGGCATCGATGCGACCGGCATCGGCCAGGGTGTTTACCAGCTCGTGCGCTCATTCTTCCCGGCGGCGCGCGCCATCCGCTACACGCCGGAAATGAAAACCGCAATGGTGCTGAAAGCAAAAGACACCATCAGGCGCGGATGTCTGGAATATGACGCCGGTGCGACCGACATCACGCAGTCATTTATGGCAATCCGCAAAACCATGACCAGCAGCGGCCGCAGCGCCACCTACGAAGCCAGCCGCAGCGAGGAAGCCAGCCACGCGGATATCGCGTGGGCGACCATGCACGCCCTGCTAAACGAGCCGCTTTCCGCCGGTAGCGGTATGCAATCAAGTTCAATTCTGGATATTAACTAAGATGAAAAAACGCCAAAAGAAACAGCCAAAACAGACCAACATGACCGCCAGCGCGTCGCAGAAAATGGAGGCGTTCACCTTTGGTGAGCCGTCACCCGTTTTGGATCGCCGCGACATCCTCGACTATGTCGAGTGCATCAATAACGGCAAATGGTACGAGCCGCCGGTAAACTTCTCGGGACTGGCAAAAAGCCTGCGCGCCGCCGTGCACCACAGCTCCCCGATTTACGTTAAGCGCAACATTCTGACCAGTACCTTTATCCCGCACCCGTTGCTGTCCCGTCAGGACTTCAGCCGCCTTGTGCTTGATTATCTGGTGTTTGCAAACGGCTATCTCGAAAAGCGCATGAGCGTGACCGGCCAGCTCTTTAAACTGGAAACCTCCCCGGCCAAATACACCCGCCGTGGTGTCGAGGATGGCGTTTACTGGTACGTGTCGAGCTTTACCAATCCGCACCAGTTCGCCCCCGGTTCGGTGTTTCATCTGCTTGAGCCCGATATCAATCAGGAGCTCTACGGGATGCCGGAATACCTGAGCGCGCTCAATTCCGCCTGGCTGAATGAGTCCGCCACGCTGTTTCGTCGCAAGTATTACCAGAACGGCGCGCATGCGGGTTACATAATGTACGTGACCGACGCGGCGCAGAGCAGCACCGACGTCGAGTCGCTCCGCTCCGCGATGCGCGACTCGAAAGGACTCGGGAATTTTAAAAACCTGTTTTTCTACGCCCCGAACGGGAAACCGGACGGCATTAAGATCGTGCCGTTGAGTGAAGTCGCCACGAAGGATGATTTTTTTAACATCAAGAAGGTGAGCGCCGCTGACCTGCTCGACGCACACCGCGTGCCTTTCCAGCTTATGGGCGGCAAGCCTGAGAATATCGGTTCAATGGGTGATATTGAAAAGGTGGCGCGGGTGTTTGTCCGTAACGAGCTGACGCCGCTGCAGGAGCGTTTCAAAGAGATAAATGACTGGCTCGGGATGGAGGTGATCCGCTTTAAGGATTACAACATCGAGACCGATTAATTACACCCAAAATGCCGCCTACGGGCGGCACATCCTCAGACCTCTCCTGACGCCGCACACGCCACGCAACTCCGCCACAACCTCACGATTCAACCTCACCACTCAGCGCCCCACTACGACGCACACAGACGCGCAAAATAAATCCTGTCACCACGTCTGGCGCGCAGTGCTATCCCCGCCTCGCCTGCCCGCTTGATGGGTCGGTTTTAATGCAGGTGCATTTATCCTTTAAGGTCAGGTACCACATTTCTTACGATGTGAACAGACAACTTTTTTTTGCATGCATTTTGATGCAAAATCATGCGTAGCTATCAAGGCTCCGATCATACTTGGATTTACACACAACCACTGCCTTTGATGCCGAGTCAAAAGTGGAAAAAGGATAAATTATGGTTTCGTCAAATGTTAAAATTAAAGCATTTCCAGCAAAAAGATTTTTCGTGGAAATGCTTACAAGAGATATTGAATTATCTGATTCAATATTAGATTTGTTAGATAATTGCCTTGATGGTGTATTGAGAAAAAATAACTTCACCCCTGAACAAACATTTGGAAAGTCAGACGTATATAAGGGGTATCATGCCCATATTGAGTTCGACGAAAACTGCTTCAAAATAATTGATAACTGCGGTGGAATTCCGGGTGAACTCGCTGAGGAATATGCCTTTAGGTTAGGAAGACCAACCGAACGAGAAAAAGAAGAACTCCCGACTATCGGTGTCTACGGCATAGGTATGAAGCGCGCCATTTTTAAAATGGGGACTTCTGCCAAAATATTAAGCAAAACAGATACCGAACAATTCTCAGTCAATATCACACCAGAATGGATGACTGATGATAACAATTGGTCATTAGAGTTAGAACGTGACAATGTCGATCTAAAAGACTCAGGTGTAAGCATATTAATTAATAATTTGAGAAGTGATATTAAAGCCTCATTATCTAAAGATCGTGACTTTGAAAACGAACTGATAAATATTATAGGCAATCATTATAGCTTAATAATAAAAAAGGGATTTGAAGTAAAAATAAATGGAAAGATCGTAAAACCGACCAACACCACGCTTATATTCGATGAAGATTCCATAAAAGGCAATACTGACGGCATTGCACCTTATATATATGAGAATAATTCCAATGGAGTTTCCATAAAAATAGCCGTTGGTTTTTATCGTAATTTACCTAGTGAAGAAGAAGAAGAGCAGCTTCTATCTGGCCGCTCAACAACAGAGAAGGCTGGCTGGACTATTATATGTAATGACCGCGTAGTTCTTCATGCAGACAAATCAAAACTCACTGGATGGGGCGAGGCAGGTGTTCCTCAATATCATACCCAATTCATTGGTATTGCAGGTATTGTTATATTTACCTCTTCAAACGCTGAATTATTACCAATAACTACAACCAAACGTGGAGTGGATGGTAATTCAGAATTATATCTTTCAACTAAAGATTTTATGCGAGAAGGACTGAAGTTCTTTACCGATTTTACCAATAGATGGAAGAGCAATAATCAAGAAAGAAAAGAAATCATAAGCACGGCATCTAATATGATTTCCACTACAGAAACTGATTTTACTAAGTCTATTCCACAAGAAAAATGGTCTACTGTTCGTCGCTCAATTGGAGGTCAAGTTTTCAGACCTAAACTACCAATGCCCCGTGAAACAGACCCATTACGTCAAATCAAATTTAGTCGCAGAGAGAGCGAAATAAAATTAGTATCAGAACATCTCTTTGAAGATGCAAACATACCACCGGCTGAGGTTGGTCAACATTGTTTTGATAAATATTTGGAAAAGGCTAAACAATGAGCACAGGCGGAAGCATCCCATATCATTTGAGGCAAAACAAAGCCATCGAAAGGAATCTTTTTGTTGAAACCTTAAGACGGATGAATAATTACACGAACATATCTGATTATGTTTATGTCGGTTTTGGGGGGCCTTTTCTTGAAGATTTCAAACAAATCCATAACCTTTTAAAGGTTAATAAAATGATATCTATTGAAGGTGATGAAAACGTACATCGCCGCCAACAATTTAATAAGCCTTTATCTTGTATAGATTTAGGTCAAGCGCCTGAATTTAGTGGGGATTTTATAAATCGCTATGGCTTTGACGATAACACAATAATCTGGTTAGATTACGCGATACCCTCAGCGTTGAATGCCCAATTAAATGAAGTGGTCAATTTAATTACTAAATTGAAACCAAAAGACATTTTCAAAGTCACATTAAATGCGCATCCTGAAACATTAGGAAAGGACCCTAGCGAAAGAGATCCAAAGCCATTTCGATATAGAAAAATAAATGAAATACTGACTGAAAGCTTTATGCCCGTAGATACCACTGAAGAGGATGTTAGCTTAAAAAGATACCCTACATTACTTATGAATGCTTTAAAAAGGGCAGTAGGTAATGGTTTAAAAGGTCGCCAAGATATAAGAATCCATCCATTAACTTCTTTCGTTTATAAAGATGGGCAACAAATGGTAACCCTAACAGCGATTGTGTTAGAAAATTCAGACGAAGAAGAAGCAAGATTCATTGACTCCTCAAGAATAAGGAACTGGCCATTTTATGCAGGAGAATGGCGTAAGCCAAAGGACATTAATGTTCCCGCCATGTCTTTAAAAGAGAGGATTCATATTGAATCATTATTACCCGAGGCTACAGTTCAAAATATTCATGAGCAACTAGGATTCTTTATTGGCACCAATGCTGCAGGTGCCAATATAGATCTCGGTAATTTTATTGAATATTACAAGGTAGTTCCATGGTATTCAAAAGTTCATTTTTGACATTTAGGCAGTAATTGTACAAGGGTAATAGCATAGCTTCAGCGACTAAGGGGCTAACGCTATTACCTATCTGCCTAAAGCTATGCCATTTCGTAGGGTGAAATCGGAACCAATCAGGGAAACCTTGTAACCTAGCAGCTTCACGTGGTGTGATAACACGAGCCTGAGTAGGGTGAATAGGTCGAACAGCTTGGTAGCTGCCTTTATCGCTACCAGTTCCTGCTCTCAATGTAGGGCAAAACCCCTCTGGATCAAGGCGCTGAGATCTTGAGATTTTATCTATTTCCCCAAATGAAAGATTGCCATATCTTTTAATTATTTCGTCTGTATGAACAGTGCCCAAAAAACCTGATACGAGACCGTTTTCTAATTTTTTTAAGGATTCAGCATCACCTACTTTGTCGGGTATATGTCCCCAAAGTCTTTTGTAGAATTCACCATCCCTGTCCATTTTAACCTTGCGCCAGCCCTGCGATTCTTCCTGCCATTCTTTTTTAATTACGCGTGGCACACCATATAAAGCATCTTTAACAAAAATTTGTTCAACTACATTCTTTGGAAAGAAGTCTGATTCCTTTAACTGGTTTGCGAAATCCTTTCGAAAACCGATAAAGAATATACGGGTCCTTGTCGTAGGAGCACCATAGTTTGAAGCATTCACTTTAATAGGATGTAGCAAAAAATAACGATCATTCACTAAAGAAAAAGCCTTTTCTCTTACAGAATTGTACTTCTCATTCATGATCCCTGGGACATTCTCAGCCAAAAAACAAATTGGAGACAGTTCATTCACTAGTCGAAAGAAATGAATATATAACTCATTTCTTAAATCATCAGCATTTCCTTTTCCTATAGTGCTGAAGCCTTGGCATGGCGGCCCACCAACCACACAATCAATTTCTTTGACCCCGCATGCTGATAAAATATCCTGAGCTGTAAGCTCACTCACATCTCTATGTAAATGTGTTGATTCGGGGAAATTTAATTGATGCGAAAAAATAGCATGTTTATCCAACTCAACGGCTCCAGCCAAGTTAAAGCCTGCTCTCGTTGCTCCCAAGCTCAAACCGCCAACTCCAGAGAATAAGTCAACTAAATTCATATACAAATAACCATGCTAAATATTCAACTAATGATCAAGTATTGTACCATCATCTATCCTGTTTTCTAAGCCTTGATTGAATCAGATTCATGTCCACTCATCAGGAACCGGATAAGAGAATTTTTCCCCCTCATATATCACTGTAGCGCCACGTGCCAGCGCCTGAAGCTCCCAGTGCTGCGGCGTAATACCTTGCTGTGCCAGCTCAACACGAATGTGTGGTATCCGTGCCCGTTGCGCCTTCGTCATTCGGCCCGATGGTGCCATCTGATGCGACTTTGATGGCTCGTAGCTTCTTTGCGGGCGAATTGGCCACGGTACATCGTGTTTTAACGCATCTCTGAGCACCATAACAACTTCTGGGTCTTCCCACGCGATAACCCCGCATTCTATTAGATTCAACACCGCTGCGGCTTGCTCAGACGGTTTAGGGGTCATAACTCGATCGCCGCCGCCGGCGAGCTTTCCACAGTTATTGACAGGACTCCGAGGCGCGGCAATGCCGCTTTTTAAAGTCAAAGGCTCAACGGCCAAAAGCTTTGAAACAATGCGCCATTCGGCTGTCCGGGTAACACGTACCAGCTCAGAGCCCAAGTGCGGGGCGTAGATGCCCACAACTCTCTCTATATCCTCTTCGTAGGCGTTGACCTCATCAGTCACGTTACGAGCCACACGGACAGTCTGGCTATCGCGTGGAACATTCGCCCCACCCTGCGCTACGATATACAGGTCAAATTCACCTTCATCAGCTGCAGCTCTGGCCGCCTCGACACGCTCATCGAATTCATCAGCAATGCTTACCCCGCGAGGCAGTTTTCGCAGTTCGCGATATGCGCCCATCGTCGGCAGGCCAATTGATTTAAATTGCGGGATACGCCATGTTGACGCCCATGCGGTTACCGCTGATGCGGTATCGGTTAGAGGCTTGCCGGTGTCGTGATCGACCTGACCATCGAGCGCGTAACCATCAATATTCTTCGCGATGTATTTTGCAATGTAACCGGCTGCGCCACCTTGATTGAGGTGCTTCGCTTCAAAGCGCTGTGCTGCAGCTCCTTTTTCATCGCCATCTTCTTTTAAGGCATAACGGCGCATGATTTCGGTGATGTGTTTGCGTTGCTCTGGTTTGGAAAAAAGCATCATATGCCAGTGCGGAGTCCCGTCATGATGCGGCTCAACAACACGCATCCCGTAGACCTGCAGACCGTTATCTTTAAAAGCTGTACGCATCAGGCTCCAGATACGGCACAAATACCGCTGTCCATCCTTGGGCGTAAAGGCGGTTTCATTCCATCCGTGGTTAAGCTGCACCGTCTTTTTGTCGCCCTTTCCAACCTGACGTGTCGGGTGATACTTCGACGGCGTGGTGATAGTGATAAACATCCCGACGTCCCCCTGACCGGCCGCATAGCGTTCAATCCCTGCGATAGTATTCATCAGTTCCATACGACGGATTTCGGGGTTTGAAATACTTCCCATGACTTTGCTGATGAGATCGATGCGCTCACCGGTGACTTTGTTTTCCAAGTCACACGACTTCAAATATTCGAAATTAGCCTGACGGCGAGAATGTACATCGCGGATCGCCGTTTTGCTGGCGTATGGGGAGCGGTCTTTATTCACCTCACCGGCGGCAATCAGCAAAGCCTCGTGCCAGCGCATACGCTGCGCCTTAAACTGGTTAATCCACCATTCATCGTTAATCAGACGAGCGATAGCGGAAAATGCCTGGCGGATCGTGATTTGCCCTTTGCGGTATTTCTTCCAGAACATTGGGGTGATGTTGAATGCACGAGCTGCACCGGCAACGTGACCATATAAGTGCGCCTGCGCTTCATCGGTGAAAAGGGTTTCTTTACCGCCATGAGCATCTGCCCAAGCGTCGCTAAGTTCCTCATAAGCAACATAGAGCTGCGAAGCAATACGAGCAGCAAATTTTTTGAGCGCTTTGTCACTCATACCCGCTAATCGTGAATAGCTTTCGCGCTCGCTCAGAAAGAGAAGCGATGCAGTCTCGTTCATTCCATTTAACTGATTTACCCGCTCAAGACGCGGCCCCACCCTTTGCTCAACGGTGTTCTTGAGGAAATAGAAACCATGAAGTGGGCTTTTAGTACGACGGATGAAGTCATACCGCGAGTTAAACAACGTTTTTAAGACATATGGCAGGCGATTAACTTTACTTAAAACACCTTGCACCTGACGGTATTCGCCACGTGTAAGGGGTCTGTCGCGGCCAATAGCCTCTTTGTTGACGTTATTCCAGGGATAAGCACCAACGAATGAATCACTGGTGCCCTTCAAAAATGGTGGTGGTGGCGAGGGGGCAATACGCCCCCGAGATTCGATGGACATACTATTTAAAGGCGTCCAGACATTGCTTCCCCAGGCGTTCAATTCGAGCTTCCAAAGCTGAGAAGCCAATAAGATCGCTGGTCAAAAGATCATGCAATACCAGGCCTGAGATAAGCTTAGGGATAGTTGGGTAGTAACCCACAACGTCCAGCCAATCCTTGCCTTTGTTCTTCCCGGATGTTGCGGTCTTCTTCTCCTGCAAAATGAATTGATAGCGGTCACTGGTGATGACGTACTGGTTATTTATCTCGATGCGTATGCTCATTCTGGCTTCCTTTTAAAAGTGGTTAGCCCGCTCAATCGAATATTGAGTTGTGCAGATTTGCCGACTCTTGACCTAATAACTCGATAATCTCGGTACGATTGAGCTCAGACTTGCTGATATGCGCGATAAGCCCGTCAAATCGAGAAGAGAAATGTGTCGCGAGGTCGCGCTGTGCTTCGTTTACTGCCTGCTCCAGGAGAGCGGAAAACATGCCATCTGGCACTGTGTTTTGTGTTTGCATTTGCCTATCTCCAGACAAAAGGAGTTCCCACGCTGTAAGGCGCGTAATAAAACGAATCCAGATTATTTAATGTAAATACTGCTCAGGTTTTACCGAGGTTAAAATGGTTGGTGCGTACTCAAAAAGGCTAAACAGTTCTCGCAAAGCGCGGAAAAGTTTGTCACGCCAATAACAGTCCTCTTCATTTAAACGCCAGTGCGGCATCATAAATTCCTGTTCTGTCAGTCCCGCATGAAGAAACAATGAGCGCCTTTGGCTAACGGTCAGGCGACTGATGAAAGTTGCTTTTGACGAGCCAATTTGGCGGTGCCGGGCAAATGCATTTCTCAATTCATCAAGCGCACAAACAAGACGCTCACGATCGGCTTCAGCCATTTCCTCTAAGCGCATCAGAGAGTGACGCTGTTTTAATTGAGCGTGGAAACAAACCGTAAGACGCTCCCGCTCCATCATCTGATTGTAAAAATCACAAGTGTCCTGCCAGCGAGGCTGAGCCAGATACTTGCAGACCAGACCACGAAGCGCTGTTGGTTGTTTCTGGATCACATCAAGTGTCATTACCGTCATAACCACAGTCCTCTCTTTTTGACCAAGCGACGAAGCTTCTCGATAATCCCCGTCTTACGGGTTCGGATGATGATGCCCTTGCGTCCGCGACCATGAGTGATAGTGAAGTTGATCGGATTAGGGCTTTCTCTTCGAAGCAACTGTGCAATGCAACGAGGTTCATTCTTCATACTGGCCCCCCTAATCCGAGCCACATCAGCCAACCGTCTCTAATTTCCTTAGGACGGCTGTCATAGGCCATCTTCATGCCCTTGTTCCACGCTGGCAGATAAACCCAATATTCCCCTGCGCGCCCACTCGTGGACTGTGGATCAGTCATCTCGACTACAGGCAGCTTCCCCTTTTCAATCATGCCTTTAACGGCTGCAGGTGTTTTACCAATAAGGCGCGCGAATTCCTGGTATGGAACGGCGTCGCTCACACTATCAATGACCCTATTCATTTGTGAGTATTCCTCGTTAGTGTTTTAATTGCTCCTAATGGCTATTAATTGCCATATTGGAGCCATTAGTTTGCGATAACGAATTGAAGATTACTCCGTTATCGTTTTTCTATCAATAGTGGAGTGTTAATTACGATGATACCCGTAAATGAAAAGCTAGCGATCATGCGTGAGTCAGAACGTATGAATAGGAAAGAATTCAGTGACTTAACAGGCGTTCCATACAGCTCTCTTTCGAGTTACGAGAAGGGTGTAAAAGATATGGGCATACAGGCGGTGATGAAGATTTTGAATCATCCTCAGTTCAAAAAATACACTATGTGGTTCATGACAGAGACGATATCACCTGAAGCTGGGCAGATTGCACCGGCTCTCGCGCACTTTGGGCAGCAGACAACAACGTCATCCCACTCAGACCAGAAAACTGGCTAACTATTTATGGCGCTTATTTGTGCAGTAAATGCACAGTGAGTTTTTGCTATTTAAATCAGGAAATTGAAGTACGCAGTAACATCATCGGGAGGCTTTATGTCTGTTAAAAAGCTCGATGATGGTCGATATGAAGTGGACATCAGACCGACCGGGCGTAACGGAAAACGCATCCGTCGGAAGTTCGACAAGAAAAGCGAGGCGATGGCTTTTGAAAAGCATACTCAATATAACCATCACTCAAAGGAATGGCTTTCAAAACCAACGGACAAACGCCAATTGTCGGAGCTGAAAGAGTTAAGGTGGAAACTGAAAGGTAAACATGAGGAGCACGGTCAATCGTATCTCAGGAAAATTGAGCGTTTCGAAACGATGACCGGGAACCCGTGCGCTTTCCAGATCACCAAGAGCCTGATAACGCAATATTGTGCTCAACGCCGGAGTGAAGGTATTAAGCCAACTACCATCAACCGCGACCTGATCACGCTAGGTGGGATGTTCACAACCCTGATTGAGTCAGAACTGTATAACGGTGAACATCCATTCAGGGGATTCAAAAAACTGAAAGAGCAGACAGCCGAAACGGGCTATCTCACTCTTGAGGAAATTGACGCCTTACTAGCTGCGCTCTCAGGTGATAATCGTAAAATTGCGGTTTTGTGTTTAAGTACCGGGGCAAGATGGGGAGAAGCTGCGCGAGTGAAGGCGGAGAATGTGATTCATAACCGGGTGTCTTTCGTTAAGACGAAAACCAACACACCGCGCACGGTCCCGATCTCTGATGACGTTGCGGCTTACGTAGTCGGCAAAGCACGAGGCTTTCTGTTTCCTGAGGCCAGTTATGCTGAATTCAGGCGAATCCTCAAAGAAGTTAAGCCCGACTTACCGGCGGGGCAAGCAACACATGCGCTACGACACTCTTTCGCCACGCACTTTATGATTAACGGGGGCAATATCATCACACTGCAGAGGATCTTAGGTCATACGAAAATTGCGCAGACAATGGTCTATGCGCACTTCGCTCCTCAGTACCTGCAGGACGCGATTTCGCTTAACCCGCTGAAGGGTGCTAATGGTGGTCAGAGTGTCCACAATGTGTCCACACTCTAG